TGTTATCTTTTTCGCTTGAACTATCAGCATAAGTACCACTATGTCCTGATAAACTTAAATTAGTATCTCCGTTACTATCACTACCTGCTCCATCTGTGTTTAAATCATTAATTTTGCAAGTAGTTGATTTATTACCTTGACTTTCAAATTCTTTCATAGTGCATTCAATAGCCAATCTATTAGTTATTGCATTGGATAAATAAATTTTATCACTATCAATAACACCATAACCATTTAAAAGCTCAATAGAGATGTCAGGGAGAGGCTTTAAAATCTTACCTAATACAGCACCTATTGGACTTGGATTTTCTCTTTCTTTGAACTTCTCTGCTACTGCTATATCCCAAGATTTTTTGTTTTCACTCACTCATTAAACACCTCCAATTTTAAATTTATTCTGTGGATTCCATTCTGTACACTGTGAGAACTTTCTTTTATTAGATACTCACCTTTTAAATTAAAAAGTGGTATGTCTATATCAATGACTCTACCACTCTTAACCTTATCATCACCTAAGACATCAATAGAAAAGTCTTCTGTAATTTTATTTAATTTTTTTAACTCATTTTTTGCAACAAGTTTAGCTTTTTTATGTTCCTTTTCATCTAGTGTTACCACTTCCTGTAACATACCATACTTTTTAATACTTTCATTATCTTGCTCTTTTCCTACTGTTCTAACTGCTTTTTTATTTTGTGTTATAACCAGGATTGAATTTTTCATATCAACTATTGACCTACTAAGTGAAACCTCTCCAATATTTTTTGCTACATCTATAAAAGTATTTTTGTGCATTTCATATTGTCCAGTAACTTTTATCTTTTTGAATGGTCCTACTTTTAGAGTGCCTTTATCATACTCAATAAAAAATTTTTTAGAATTAAATTGTGAACATTGTTCTATGATGTCATAAATAACGCCTGAGATAGTCTTATCCTTGTAAATTTTATCTATCTTAGTATCTAATCCACTTACTTCAACTTTTATTCCAATTTCACTGCATAAGGACTTAATACAGTCATTCCCTACCATCTTTTTAAATTGTTTTATCACAGTTGATTTATTCAAATACCAAGCCATATCATAAGCAGTAAATGATGTAGTCTTTCCATTAGGACTTTCTGATACTATAATAGCTTGTACTAATGTTTCTCCTTTTTCATTGATTATTTGAACTGGATCACCCAAAGTAATATCATAGAGAAAAGATAAATTTTTATCAAACTTGTTTACTGCAAGTTCAAAACTTACCTCAACTCCTAATGTGTCAATACTATCTCTCCAGGTTAAATCTCTTATATAATTGGTTACATCTATTTCTTTTACTATTGTCTTATACATTATTATCAGCCTCACCAGGTAAAATATATTCTTTTATATCCAAAGTATATGGAACATCTCCAGCCTTATCTCTAAAAGAATAAGTAAAATTATATCTACATAGCATATTTAAGACTACTCTGTACTTATCAACTATAATAATTCTTAAAGGTACTCTTGCATCTCTATACTTTTCAAAAAAATCAATATAATATTTAGGTTTTTTATAATTTAAAAAACTTACAAAACTATATAATTTACTAGGAAAAAAAGAAGAAAATGAAAAGTTTCTAAGTCCTTTACCACCAATTAAATTTAATTTTTTCCCATTAATAGTTGTAAATTCTTCATCTTCTGTTTCACAGTTTACTGGCTCTATATTTTGAACTACTGGAATATTTACCATTTCTTGTTGTACTCCATTATCTTCAACTATAAAAATTATATTCATTTTCTTATCTCCTATCCTACATATTATTTAAAGCTGCTAAAATCTTATTTGCTGTATATTCTCCATATTTTTCCATATGTTCTTTTTCACCTATGAAATTACCAGCAATATGAATATGTAATTCTATCTTTTTATCTGAACTTTTCTTACTTTCAACCTCTTTTATAATTACTTGTTTTTCAGTATTATTCTTTTGAAGTGATTTACCTTCTTCATGACTTAGAATTTGAGTTCCAGCTGGTAAGATAGCAGTTTCATCTCTTCCACCTTCATTAATTCCTGTTACTCCACCTTTAAAGTATGCAGTACCTAAAGCATGTCTTGGATTTTTTATAGATGTTGTTGCTACCCCTGTCTTATTTGCTCCACCAACTGTTTCAGTAGTCTTTTTAGTGTTTTCTGTAATATTTATAGTTTTATCATCAGCAGGTGTTTTATTCCAAAATTTCAACTTATCTATAAGTTTACCAAAAGCATTTTTAGCTGTTTCAATAGGATGTAATACAGCATCTAATGCTTTCATTATTCCATCCCAAGCCTTTAAAAATACATTGGTTATAGTATCACATAAATCAGAAATTGTGTCTTTCATAAAGTTCCAAGCATTAATAGCACCATTCCAAATTTCTAAGAATATTCCACCTAAAACATCACATACACCTAAAATAATATCTTTGGCTATATTAAACCCATTTGATACTGCTTCCCATATTGGCATAAATATTCCAACCAATACATCACAAACACCACTTATAACTTCTTTCGCATAATTCCAAGCACCTACAACTGCATCCCAAACTTTTAAAAATACATCTTTTAAAGTCTTACAAAATCCTATTACTTTTTCTTTAATTGTAGAAAAATTTTCAATTAAAAGTATGATAGGAAATGTTAATCTTAAAAACCATTTGAACATTTTTCCAAGAGGATTATTTTCTAATCTTGCCCAAAATTCCTTTACTTTTGTTTTTACTAAATCCCAGTTTTTACACAGTAACCATATACCACCAACTAATAAAGCAATAGCAGTAATTACTAAACCTATTGGATTAGCTTTCATTGCAACATTTAAAGCCCATTGTTTTATGGTTAATTGTCCAGTAAGGAGTGCTTGTGCAGTGTCTAAAGCCATTTTACTTTTTATAATTCCTGCATAAATCAACTCCTTATTATTTCTTATTGTCATTGCAATGTTATATGCAGTAATTGCTCCCACAATAGTGTAAACAATAGGGCTAATTCTATCCCAATTATTTATTATGTTTTGTGCTATATCTATTGCAATAGTTCCAGCATTTGATAATATTTGCCAAGTTTCTTCTAATGCTGGTTTAACTTTTTCAAATATTTTTCCAAACATATCCTTAATTTGTGTTATATAAGGTTCTGCTCTTGTAACTAATTCTTCAACTTTATCTGCAAGACTTAATATAAATTCTTGAATACCTGGTATCTTACTATGAAACCACTCAGCAATAGCACCTAATTTTGGCATTAATTTTTTACCAAGTTCTGCTTGCATATCGCCCCAAGCACCTTTTGCTGCTACAATTTTACCTTCATCTGTTTCTCTCAAAGCCTTGTTAGTTCCACCTATAGCAGCCGTTAATTTCTTATTTAAAAACTCTGCTCTTTGTTCTCGCTTCATAGTTTTAAATAATTTTTCTTCAGCATCTGTTAAAGATACTCCATATTTTACAAGTCCTTTTGTTTTACCTTCTACTGCCTTGCCAAACACATCAGCCATAGCAATAGCATCTTCTTGTGTTCCATTAAAACCTTTTTCTTTAGCAACCATATCATCAATGACAGGTAGTATAGTTTTTATTTGCTCTGCTTTTAATTTGTAGATAGCTAATTGTCCTGCACCAGCTACAGCAACATCATCTCCAACTACTCCAACATCTTGTAATGCACTAGCTTCATCTTTTAACATCTGGATATGTTCTTTTTTAAAATTAGCTTGCTTCATCAAGTTGGTTTCAAGTAACTTATCAGCTTTTAACTTATCTTTTGCAGCATCTATAGATTGTTTTATAAATACTCCAGCTGCAGCAGTTAATGCTCCAAATCCAATTGCTGCCCATTTTGCTACAGACTTCATACCTGCTTTTACTCTATTACCAAAAGCTTTTATTTGGTTTCCAGCTTTTTCAAGTTGTCTATCCATCGCCTTAACACTTTTGGTTGCTTTCTGTAATGGTGTTGTAAACTGGTCTTTTAAACTTAGTAATACACCAATAGTTTTTGCCATTTAAACCTCCTTTCTTAAAAGATAAAAAGGTACTTAGCTTTTTATACTAAGTACCTGATTTATTCATTCTTTCAATTTCAAGCTCCATTGTTGCTATCATAAATAACTTTTCTTCATATGATAAATTTAACAGGTATTTTATAGAAAAGCCTTTTAAAATATAAAAAGAGAGGAATGCCATATCGGCATCCTCTAATATTAGTTTTTTATATCTTCAATCTCTTCTTCTAAGACTTTACTAGCTTTATCATCTTCTTCACCTAATCCATAAAGGTTTAGAATAAAGTTAGATAGCTTGTTTATTTCCCCTAAATTTTCATCAAATATAGGTATTACAATTTCATAAGGTTGTGCTACTTCATAAGTCTTTTGCAATTCTTTATCATGTAAAATAGGACAATGTTTATAGATTAATTTACAGTTAGCATTGTAAGCTGCTTCTGTTGTTTTTTCTTGTGTACTATCCATAATTTTTATTACATCTCTTGCTTTATGTTTTACAACTTCTATTGTTCCACCTAACACTTCTGAATTAAAT